GCCCTACTATTAATAAAACATAAAAAGAGAGTTCCGTTCATTCGGTTCTCTCTTTTTTTATCTACCTTCGCGCGAATTGCGTTTCCAAATGGAAATCAATTATGTTTCTAAGTGAGAATACATATATGTTTACCGCAACGTTTCTTGTGAAAATTTTTGATAGTGACGTAAGATATAGGAATTGAGAAGGTTGCTTTGTAGAAATTGGGAACTGCATAGTCCCTTCTAAGCTGTGGGTCTTGAGTTCGAATCTCAACGGGATCACTCGACTAACTAAGCGGATAAACCTCTTATAATAAATACTTTAAGTAGGTTTTCCGCTTTGTTTTTTGTCCGAAAAAGTCTTTACGACTTTTAAAAAAAGTTCACAAACAACCTACGGGTGAACAGAAATGTTTCTCGTTTTGTTTCTTGTATGAACCCTTTAAAAGTAGTAAGATTATGGCATCACTATCTCTAAAATTGATTCCAACGAGGCGTCTGGCCTCAGGCGGTTTGTTTATTTATGTTTGTTTAACACACAAACGTCAGTGTCGCTACATCAACACCCAAGTAGAAATTGAAGACGAATACCAATTCGAGAAAGGACAGGTGGTCTGCAGAAAGGACGCCAAGCAGCTCAACCAGAAACTGGCCTACATCCTATCCAAGTGGAAGGAAGCGCTCGCCTCGGTGAACACGCTCAAGTACAGCGACTGCACCGGACTAAGAGAAGCGCTGGACAAGATTGTGAACAAACCCACCCACATGACACTCTCACAACTCTTCGACTGGCGCGTGGAGCAACTGCGCGACGACCATCACGATGGCACCGCCAAGATGTATGAGGGCGGCAAGCGGGTTTTCCTCTCGATCCTGGGAGACTGCCCCGTGGAATATATCACTCCATATGATATCAAGAAGATTGTGGCCAGGGAATTCGATAAGCGTGGCTACAGCAAGGGATATATACGTATCCTCATGGCGGAACTGAAGGCCTCGATCAACGCCGCCCTCGAGGAAGGACTGCTGGAACTGGACGAGCATCCCTTTCGCGGATACAAGATGCCGCAAGGCAAACCTCGTTGGATGGACATCACGTTGGGGCAGTTCCATCGCGTAGTGGACTACCAACCCCGTACCCGGCGCGAGACGGTGGCCAAGGATATGCTGCTGCTCTCCTTCTACCTGTGCGGCATCAACCTGGCCGACCTGGTGAAGGCCGACCTCTCCGGCGAGATACTGTCTTATTCCCGCCAGAAAACCTGCAACCGCAAGCAGGGCGAGGATACCACAGCGTTCACCATCCAGCCGGAGGCCCGTGAGATCATCCAGAAATACGTCAACGAGGAGGGGAGGCTGGTGCTCTTTCCCGAACGCTCCAACTATGAATCGGTGCGTTCCTATATTAATAAAGGATTAAGGGAGATGAACGAGACGCTGCGCTTTACCGTGCCCTTCTCGTTCTATACAGCCCGCAAGACATTCGCCATCTTTGCCTTCCAGCTGCGCGTGCCCACCGAGGTGGTGGAATATTGCATCGGCCACAGCGTGAAGTCAGGGAGGGCCATCTATAACTATATCCGTGTGATGCAGTGGCAGGCGGATGATGCGGTCAGACAGGTGATCGACTATACCAAGGGGGATGTGCCCGTATCCGCCACCGCGAGGGGACACTGAAGGGGTCACGGAGGATGAAGACGTGGGCCGGAGTGATACGCTTATCACTCCGGCCCTTGTGCTAACATTTAACGCTTCCCTCTATGCAGGAACATAGGGGCGTGAGCCTTAATAATGTTGATACGATACTGGCAGTCGGCGTCACGGCAGTTTGCACAGTTCCGTTGACAGCGACTGATGAGCTGCTCTCGCTCCTGGCGGAGAGCCTCGGTCTTGTAGAGGAGCTCCTCTACGATTTTCTTTAGTGTACTTACCATTGTTTTAAGGCTTAGAATTAAAACGTGGTAAGATACGAATTGTTCAGGAATTAAACAAGCTTTTTGTAGGCTCGACGAAATCCAGCCTTACGTGCTTCTTCGACGGTCCAGGCATACATCTCGCCAGGATCTTTTATTTTCACAGCATCATATTGCTTATCAAAAGGCAAATGATATATCTTTTCCCCAGTTTTAGATATGTTACATTTGATTCTGGGTAGATGTTCAAACGGCAAAATTTTAAATTCTACGCCCAATTTCTCACAAAACTTCTCAGCTTCATGCGTTAGTGAACAAGAACTAATAAACAGTGGCTTTACAATAAAATTCTCATGCTCATATTCATACTCACGAGCGGTACCATAAAGTTGACAGATATAACGCTCAGGTATTCTTTTCCGCTCCGACCAATTTTTACATTGAATAATATACACTACTCCGTTTTTAGTACAAATAAGGTCTCTTCCAAGGTCATTAACGCCCATTTTTACACCAAATTGAACTACATCCCATCCCTGATCTCTCATATAATAGCCTACATACATTTCATAGGCTGTACCATATGCAATTTTTGATTTACGCTCATTAGCCACAAAATCATCAAGTGTCTGTTGCTCCTCATCTGGCCGTATTTTTTTTAAGCTGAACCTTTCTTTTAAATCCTTTTCATAGAATGGATTATACTCTTTTACGTAATCTTTCAATTCAGGAAATATAGTAAGCAAGTATTCGTACTTATAAAGATTAGCTCGGTCATCAATCTCTGATGGCGTACTAATCCCATTTAAATCATTATACATCCTGGAAAAACCTACAAACCCGTCTTCACTATTCAGTAGTTCTTTAAGGTGTTGTTCTTTCTTATTAATTTCATCTGTTTTATCCTGGACTTGTTTCTGAAGTTCTTCCAACCCTCCAAGTATCATCTGATTAGTATCGGTTAAGCGACATACATAATCTCGAGATGATTTCAGCTCTGATAATACCCTCTGATTCTTATCCGTTAATATACCAACAAGTTTCTGTGACGTTTCAAAATCGATGGAAAGTTTACGATTTTCTTCCTTTAATTGCAGAACACATTCGTTGAGACGTTTTTGCTCTGATCGCCCTTCCATATAGAAACGCTTTAAAAATTCCTCGTTTCCCTTAAGGTCTTTTATCTTCTTACACTCTATTGTTATGATTATCACAGATGCTATAAGAAGACAAGTTGTTAGGATAACAACTGATTCTAATGTTCCCATGGTATTATACTACATATGATTTCCCTTCTGATGATAAAACAGATTCCAACTCAGCAACTTTCTTCTTCAACATACTGATAGTATCAAGTTGCTCGTCAATCACTCGCTTGTAGAAGTTATCATCACTTGATGACGCTGAAGCCTCTCTACAAAACATATTTCCTTCTCCTCGCAACAGCCACTCTGCACTAATATTTGGATATACTTCAAGGATAGCCTCTATTACATCCAAGCTCAATTTTCTTTTTTCCAGCATATATAAATTTAACGTTGCCGGGTTAATTCCAAGTTTCATTGAGAAGTCTCTCTCTGATTTTGATACCTCTTTGATTAATTTTTTAATTCTCTCTACTTTTTCCATGATATCAACATTTACATGATATTATAAGTTAATAAATATTAAACGGTAAACAAAAGTTGATATAAATAAATTGATATATCAACAAATGTCGTTATCTTTGCGTATCCAAATCGAAATTCAAATCGAAACGGAATGAAAAAACCTTCAAATATAAGCAATTATGGCAGAAAAAACAAAATTGATCGAGAAAATCGTATTGGAGCATGGAATGCTGTCTAAGCTGGCACTCCACTGCAAGAAGAGCACTGTGACTGTTCGCCGTGCTCTCTGTTACACACGTCCGGATAACTACGAGGATGAGTTGATCCGACGTGCCGCCATCGCCAAGTTCGGCGGCACGAAAATCAGCAAGGAAGTCACAATTCCAAGTTACATTACCACATAAGGTTCATTCATGGGACCACCCGGACAACAGGTTGGATGCCTACTGGAGATAGGAAGCCAGCAGGCAGTCGCGGGGGCAGTTCCCGCTCCGGGATCTAACAACATTAAAAACTATATCGTATGGCAGAATTTGTAAGAGACGGCAGAGAGGATTTCACCAACCTCTGCATGGTAGCCCGCAGGAACGGGATCACCTTCACGAAGAAGCAGGCGGAGAAATGGGTGGGAGGGCGTTACGCCTTGCAACAACTCATCTCTAACAAGAAGATCCGCGTGGAAAAGTCGGGCGAAAGGCAGAATGCCTATTGCCGCTGCATGGCGGAGGATGTACTGAAGTACGCCTTCCGTATCCTCTAAATCGAAATTCAAGAGCGTTTCCGCTTTTCGACATTCAAAGAACTCTATATATACCTATTATAAGATTATGAGAAACGACTATACACCTTGGACAGAGGAGGAAATATCCTTGCTCTGTTCCTCTTATTCCTGGATGCGGGTGAATGCTATCCAACAGCTGATGCCCCATCGTACCGAAAACTCGATACGGCAAAAAGCCTCCTCACTGATGCTGAAAGCAAGGCTGGATACCAATATCGAGAACTCTATCATTAAGGAGATGAAGGACAGCGGTGCCAACACCCTTACGATTGCCAAACGCATAGGCTGCTCCCTACGGACAGTCTACCGACGGATTAACCTTATTTACGCTTGAATGCTATGGCTACACAGAATTATTCAGAACACGACTTGCAGGCAAGTTGTGTGAAGTGGTTCTCGGCTGTCTACCCTTACCTCGGGCCGCTGTTCTTCTCCGTACCCAACGGAGCCAAGACCAAGCACACCGAGGCCCAGTGGATGAAGGCCGAGGGCATGAAGAAAGGCATTGCTGACCTGATACTGCAAGTTCCCTCGGGAACATACTCCTCGCTCAACATCGAGATGAAGAGCCACAAGGGAGTGCAGAGCCAGGAACAGAAAGATTACGAACAGTGGGTGAAGGCCGCGGGCGGACAGTATGTAGTGTGCCGCACGTTCGAGGAATTCTGCGCCACCGTGCGTGATTATGTGGACAAGATGACCCCTATCGTCATCCAGCAGCTCAAGGAGTTGCAAAAGAGTAAAGAACTGCGCACGGTCATGCAAGCCCGTGCCGAGTATAATAAATTAAAACTTAGGAACCATGAATGAAGTAGAAGAAACCAAACCCAAGAAGGTCTACATATCCGGCCCTATTACCGGACATGAACTTTTGGGACAGCGAGCGCTGTTCAGCGAAACCGCCAAACGGCTGCAATCACAAGGATATGCAGTCTTCAATCCATTGCAAAATGGACTATCCCCTGACGCCCCTTATGAAGATCATATGAAGGCCGACCTCAAGCAACTGCTCGAGTGCGACTATATATTCCAACTACCCAATTGGCGTTATTCGGTTGGCTGCTGTCTGGAATTTCATGTGGCCATGGCAACAGGAATACTCCCCCTTAATCCGTAAAGAATATGGCTAGAGGACGTAAGGCAAAGCGTGGCCTCGACTACTTCCCGATGGATGTGGACATGTGCTCGGACATCAAAATCCGAAAACTCATCCGCCGCCACGACGGGAGAGCGGTGGCCGTATACACCATTATGCTTTGCATGATCTATAAAAACGGGTACTATCTGGACGCCGACCCCGATTTACCCTTCATTATATCCGAGCAATTGCCTGGATACACGGAGGAGTACATCAAAGCGGTGATAGACAGTTGCTTGGAACTTGAATTGTTTGATAAGCGAATTTATTCGGAAGAAAATGCAATTTCTTCGGAAGGAATTCAATTAAGGTACCGCGAGATATCCATTTCGATGAAAAGAAAGGGGGTAATTGACGTGCACAACCTCTTAAACCCCTCATTTTCACCTTCGGAAGAAAAAGCAATTTCTTCGGAAGAAAATCGAATTTCTTCGGAAGAAAATAATATTTCTTCGGAGGAAAAAGCAATTTCTTCGGAAAATCTCGAGAATATGTCGGAATTATCTCCACAAATAAAAAGAAAAGAAAATAAAATAAAAGAAATAAATAAAGAAAAGGGAATTAAAAAAAATAATTCGACGGGAGGGGTGAAGACCGACCCTTTGTTGGAGGTGCGACAGGAGATGGCCATGAACGAGGAGTGGCGCTCACAGGTGATCATGAACCGACACCTGGCCGGGCAGAAGGGATATGACTTCGGGCAGTTCATGAACGACCTCTCGGAGTTCTTCCGCATTCAAAAGGAGCAGATGGTGGACCGCCTGGAGTTAAGGCAGGCGGCGCAGCATTTTTCGAATTGGTTAAACGCAAAATATCGAGGAGCCTATGGAACAGTCAGCAAGCAGGCCAAGAAGACGGACGGAGCCCGTCCTGGCACAAAGATTGATGGAGAAGGCACTGTGTCACCGCCCACCATCGTCCCCCTCTTCTGACCCTCCGTCTCCCGCGTCACCACCCCAGGATGCAGAGCCCGAAAAGTGGAACTGCATCCTGGAGGGGAGGAAGGTGTACCTCAGTCCCGAGCAGTTGGAGGCCTACTGGCGCAACCGCTTCATGGACTGCCTACGACGGGTTGCCCCCGATTTTGTGGTGGACAGCCGAAACAGGACACTGGTGCTCGAGCTGTATCTGTGGGTGTGGGCCACGCTGGGCCGCCAGCCAGGACGGCTCGACCCCACCAAGGGCATCCTGCTGTTCGGGCCTATCGGTACGGGAAAGACCACGCTGATGCGCGGCCTTCAGTACTACCTGGCTCTTATCAACCGCAAGATGTTTGGCTTCTCAAGGAACGACATCTGCCTGGAGGTGCGCTCGTCCTCCGAGATGGCCCTCTACTTTGCCCGCGACGGCATGGACGCGCTGGCCAGGTGGATGGAGCGGGGCACGTGCGGGCATCTGTGCATCGACGAGATAGGGCGCGAAGAGGAAACCAAGTTCTTCGGCACACCCTGCAACGTGGTGCGCACGGTGCTGCAAATGCGCTATGAGCAGCGGGGCGAGATCTACACGCTGGGGACCACGAATATCGACATGGAACACCCGGCGGAGTTCAGTGACCGCTATGGGGATTATGTGCTTGACCGCACGAAGGAAATGTTTAACATCGTCAGAGTGGACGGCGAGAGCCGTCGCCACTGACCCAAAAATCAACGATACATGAAAAAGAAATTTTTGCTTTTCGTCATCCGGTGTATCCGCTTCCTGGGCAAGGAATCGCAACTGATACCCGAATTGCGCTGCGTGCCCAAGATCAAGACACGCAGGCTCTACAAGCATTACGGACGTATTCTCCTGGCCCACGAGAATCCCGACCCCGTGGAGATGCACTATTTCCGCAGGGCCACCGACGCCGATGAGTGGAAGGAGATCCGGCAGGCGGAGTATAACCAAACCCTCCAGCAACAGGAGATAGGCAAGCTGCGCGACGTGAAACTCATGTTCAAGCAGACGGGGGCGAAGTGCGAGCAGTGTGCCTGCGAGCAGCTGCACCTGCCTTGCGCCTGCGGCTTTGAGGGCGGCGAACGCTCGGGATATTACGAATTGATTTACGAGGGCTATCAGCCCTCAGATATCACCACGCTATGAGGATGAACCAGTTCCGCACACACTGTGAGCCAGGCTCGCAGGTGTGCCTTGCCAGCGACGCCTCCCGACGGGGCGTGGTGCGCCGTATCTCGAAGGATGGATGCCGGGCCCTCGTGGCCTGGCAGGGCGGCGACGTTACATGGACCTGCTATTTTGTACTCGAACTAATCACAACCACACAATATGGCCAAGAATAAACGACATATCTTCATCCACCCCGACCGCATAGAGAACTTGGATGAGAAATGGGCTCACTTGGAGCTCAACAAAGAGGAAGCCAAGGCTACGGGGTATGCCTCGGTGTGCTGCCTCCGCAATACGGATGAGCGGCGCTGGTTCCGTCACACGGATTTGCTCTTCACCCGTGAGTTTGTGGAGGGGAAGATGCCCAGCCGCATCTTCATCGTGTTCAAGGCGATGAAGGAGGGGTGGATCATGCTCCAGCCCTGCAAGCCCGAATGGATCAACCGAACCCACATCAACCACGTGAAGACGCGGCCGCTGGGATTCTTCGGCCGTTATCCGTACCGCGGCGAGCTGCTTACCACACCCTTGCCCTCGCAGATCCTGCTGGAGACGGGTATCAGCCCGCTGATTGAGCGATACACATTTCGTCTGATCGAGTACGTGGTGAAGGATGAGCACGTAGAGGGCGGAAAGGCGTTCGCTTACCGACTCGTCCCCATATCCAGGAAGTAGCCATGCCGCGCCCGATTGACAAAGACCTGCTCAAGATGGCCCGCCTGTTACGTATACCCGTCTCTGCGGCCCACCTCACTGTGGTGCGCGGCAAGGACAGCAAAATCTACCTCAGCGGGAAGTGTGCCCAAAAGGCGGGCTTCCTGCCGGGTAGTGATGTGGCGGTGATCGGGTCGGGAACGAGTCGGCTCTATCTGCTGGTGGTGGCTCCTATCCAAGGCCGTCCCGTCGCCTGCAAGCTGGTGAAGGATAAGCGGTTCAACGGATGGCACTTCTGCTCGCGCACTTCGAGGCGTCTCCTTCAGTGGGCAGGCAACCAGTACGAAGAGGATGAATATCCGCGGTTTCGGTTCGTCGGGGAGCCTCATCACTTAACCACCGAGGTGGTGGTGTGGCGCATCGACCCGCACCCCATCAAGGATATTCGTGGGCTGAGTTCAAAATATGCCTCCAAAGAGGGCTAAGTGTGTAACTTTGTGGAAAAAATTGCTTATGGAAAAAGAACTTTCTTTTACGGGCATCAACCTGACGCCTTACAACGACATTGCCCCCGATGGACAGTGCTCGGTGCTGCATAACATGGAGCTGCACAACGGCTCGCTGCGGCCTGCCTTACTGGCCGGGCACGAATATGTGCTCCCCAGTGCGAGCTATCAGCTGGCCTATGTGCACGCCACCACCACCTATCGGCACTTCATCTTCGTGAAGGTGACAGGCAGCGTATCCTCGGGGCAGCCTGTCACCTCCTACGATGTGTTGTGGGCCGACGAGGATGAGACGCAGGCCATCACCAATCCTACCAGCCTGACCACGGTGGGCACGCTGCGCAAAGTGTCGGCGGTGGGGAACACCCTGGTGCTGCTCACTGACGAGGGGCTGCGCTATTACCTGTGGTCTGAGGGGCGGTATAAGTATATCGGGGACAAGTTGCCGGAACTGGGGATTCAATTCTCGCTGGAGAAGAAGTATAACTTTGATGTGACGGAGGATAGTGATTATGACTACCATGCCTCCACCAATGATCCCATCACGGCATACCAAGGCTCTAACGACCACAAGTTATACGATGACAGCGACCTATCACAGAATGTGACAGTAAGCGATTTTATCTGGGCATGTGTCAATAAACTGACCTCCAACTTCGACGACGCTTGCCTCTTCTACGCTCCCTTTTTCGTACGCTTTGCTTATCGCCTGTATGATGGCACCGTCACCAAGGCTTCCCATCCTGTGCTGATGATGCCTTGTACGGGAGCGCCCGCCTTTTGGCTGGCTTTCACGGTGGACAACCAAAGTCGCGATTACAACCGCCTTACCCTTCGCTATGCCGGGATGAAGTATTTCTTCCTGCTGGATATGATGGTAAGCTCGCTGGGTAACTTGGAGAACTGGAAGGATATCGTCTCCTCGGTAGATATCTATATCACCACGCAGAACCCCAAGTGGAAGTACGGCTCGCAGATTAAGCGCTTGAACCGTACATTGAGTGGCTATGGCATCTTTGCATTAAACCCCTACTATGAAGAACATGAAAAGCATACGGATTTTATAGAAGGAAATGTACCTAAGAGTTATTTTCTGGAACACGCTTATACCAGTTCCGACACGGATATGTATATCGACTTTCAGGAAAAGGGCGACGAGGAATATATGCAAGACCTCTCCCAGAACGCACAGTTCTACAAGGTGGCGGAATACAAGATTGATGAGTTGGTGGCCCTGGAAGGCACGGATCACTTCACCAATGTGAAGTTCAGTCTCTCCACACTTGCCAACCTCACCCAGCAGGATCTGCTCGATGATTCCTACGACTATCACTCCCACGATACGCTCATCCCCCGTCAGGCGATGGTGTACAACTCCCGCCTCAACCTCTACGATATTGAGCGCAAGCCCTTTGGTGGATTTCCGCATAATGTGATGCACCAGTATCTCTATAACGGTACCTCAGACACGGTGAATATCTACACCTACATCCATGCCGAGGATGGGCAGACACGCATCGTGAAGTCTTCCTACACGGGTGATCTGGGATGGCCGGGTGTCTTCTTCTACTATCCCGATAACCGCGCCTACAAGATGGTGCTGTTCTACGGCTCGCTCCGCTATGAACTGCCGCTTTCGGTACACCCCTTCTTGAACGGGGCTTACTACCTGGCGTGGGATGAGATTGATGTAGGCTCCACCACAGGAGACACTCCTCCTACGGTGGTGGATGATGCCATTACGGAGGCGAACAAAATATACTGCTCCGACGCCTCCAATCCTTACGTGTTCCCCGCCTCGGGTGTGTACACAATAGGCACGGGGCACATTCTGGGACTGGCCAGCATCGCCACGCCGCTTTCTACGGGCCAGGCGGGTCAGTTCAACCTGATGGTCTTCTGTTCCGACGGCAACTATGCCTACAACGTGGCGGAAGACGGATCCTTCTCCAACAGCACCGATATCCAGCGAGACGTGTGCGCCGTGCCCGCCTCGATCACCACACTGGACAAGAGTGTGCTCTTCCTCTCCTCCCGTGGGGCGATGATGACCGATGAATCGCGCCTGGTGTGCCTCTCGGATATGCTCGACGGGGTGGGGGACGCCCTGCCTCAGCCCCTTGATGAGACTTGGCAGATACCCGCCTCCTCGCTGGAGGACTTGCTGAAGTCTGAGTACGTGGCGTACGACTATCCCAACCAACGCATCCTCTTCTTCCGCGAGAGTGGGAATACATTCATCTATTCGATCACCGACAAGGCATGGTCGTCGGCCACCTTCAGTGCCGTGCGCGGGGTGTTGAATATCTACCCCGCCTCGTATGTGCAGCTGGAGGCTTCGGGTAATATCATCAAACTGGATTCGGTGTACAACTACACCGATGTGACACCCCGCAAGGGCGTGGTGTATACCCGTCCGCTCAAGCTGGATACCTACCAGCTGAAGAAGATCCTGCAGTTTGCCTTGCAGGGCAAGGGCTTCTCGGCAGTCACCCGCCTGTACGGCTCGCAGGATGGCGAGAAGTGGCACCTGCTGGGGCGGACGTCCGCCCTTTGCCGACAGCACCTCGTGGGCCGCTCGTTTAAGTATTTCCGCCTGGCCGTGGAGTGCTCCATGGGTACGGACGACAACTTCTCCGGCATCCGTCTGGGGTATGAGGTCAGCAAGGAGTCCCGCTTCCGTTAGCGGTGTGACAAAGGTTGTCTATATTCCTGATTGTTTGCTTGCAAGAGTTGTGGGTGAAGTTTATCTTTGCGATGTCATTTTGGATAAGGTAGTATTTAAAAGCGTAGTTTTTTCATATGTGTATTCACGGTTCAATTTTCTGTCGGGGCAGTGCGGCTCCGGCAGAAATGCTTTTCACAAGGATTGTTTTGTGCATTGAGGAATACGTGTAGAAAATCTTTTTAAATCGGATCGGTTAGGCGTAACCGAGGCTTATCAATAAAAAACTAAAAATTATTTTTTTGCCTTGGCATCTGTGAAGACCCCAAGGTTTTTGATTTGATAATTGTACTTTTCATGATATACTAGAGGTTTATACTTGCTTTGCATAAAGATCCCAAAAGTCGATGCAACATTATTATTGGAGCCATGCTGTCTGTGAAGATGGCAGGCTTTTTAAAAGGTTAGTCAATGATGTGTTTCAAGATATATGTTACTCATAGTAAACAGATTTTTATACATATGATGTTTTAATTTTTTTCTCCCTGCCGTCTGTGAAGATAGCAGGGAGTTTTCATTTTATAAGATAGGGTTCTTCCTTCTTTCTATCTTTGCATTGGTAAATTCTTCATAGATATTAGTGATTTTAATAAGGTTAGACCGAGGGCCCGTTGACTGCGAAGTTAGCGGACCTTCTTTTTTCGTGGAAGGCGGTGTGAATATTCCTCTCGATGGTGTCTTGTGTGGTCTCGGCATAGATCTGGGTTGTTTTCACGTCGGTGTGCCCCAGGATCCTTTGGACAGTGGTGATGGGCACACGCCGACGGATGAGCATGGTGGCGCAGGTGTGGCGGGCAGCGTGGAAGGTCACTTTCCGTGTGATGCCCGCCCGCTCCGCCACCTCCTTCAGCAGGCGGTTGGCGTCGGCGTTGCATCCTACCTTACCCAGAGCATCCTGGCCGTAGCGGTCCATAATGTCGAGGGTTTGCCCCGAGAAAAGCATCTCCAAGGGCACCATCGTGTCCACGCCCGTCTTCATACTTTTGAACATCAACCATTTCTTCTTATGGAGGGTCTCGATGCGGGCCTCCTTCAGGTTCTGGAGGTCGGAGAATCTCAGTCCGGTGTAGCAGCAGAACAGGAAGGCATCTCTTACGTGTTCCTCCTTCCCTTTTGTCTTCACCTTCTTGATGCGTCCCACCTCCTCTTCGCTCAGGTTCTTGAAGGTGCTCTTGGTCTTCTCCAACTTGTACTGCTTGAAGGGGTATTGCTCGGGCCTCATCAATCCCCGATGGATGCCCTCGTTGATGAGTGTGCGCAGGTTGCGAAGGTGTTTGTTGACGGTGTTGGGATGGAGTGGAAGGGAGTGGATGTGGCGCTCGAAGGCGGAAAGGGTGGCGCGGGTGAGATCCTGGAGGGTGAGGGACTTGTTCCACTTTTCGATGAGACGGACAGTAGAGAGGAGGTTCTCCTTGGTGCTCTTCTTCCGCTTGGACTGATGAATGGCCTGCATGGCGAACTTCACAAAGTTCTCGGTGGCCTCCTCCTTACCTTTGACGCTATCCTTCAGCATCTCCAGCGTGCAGTCTTTTCCCAGTTTCCAAAAGAGCAGTTCCTGCTGTTCCACTTTCAGCTTCAACTCGTAGAGATAGGCGTTCAGTTGATCGCTGTTGCCGTGGTTGATTACTTGGTGCCGGGAATAGTCCCATTGGTCAGCCTCCAGATATACTCTTGTGGAGAAATACTTCTTTTGTCGGTTCTGCGAAGCCTCAATCTGTACCACGCTCCGCCCGTCCTTATTCAGTCGCTGTGCCCGGTTGAATACCAGTCTGTATCTTATTTTAGTAAATAGCATAGTTCTACTTGTTTTGCGTAAAGATAGTGTTTTTTGAGGAAATTTTGAGGGGTGAGTGGGATTTTTTTGAGGGTGTCGGGGGACTGATAGACAGAAGTATATATATTCTATATTTAAATAAAAGTTCTCTTGCCAAACTCAACATAGGAAGATCTGTATATATTCTAACTGCAACATCCTCTTACACAAATCAAGTTTACCTTATTCAAAATGGTATTGAGAGTAAAACAGTTAAGTTATTATCGTCAAATACAAATAATGGAGCTGGTGGTAATTTAAATTTTTATTATGATATTAATGGTGATATTTACTTCTTATTCGGTAGGGTGTCTTACGGCATTTCTTTCTCTATAAGACCTCTTATGAGTTGTATAAATACAGCAACGATAAAAGATCAGTCATCCACAGACACATCAGACCTAACAAAGATAACTGTTAGCTAAGACTAACCGTCTTCCAAGGGCGCCAAGTGCTATTATCATAACAAATGCGCACTCTAAAACCATCCAGGTAGTTAAACGCTAATTGCACAGTAAAAGTAGACAAGTAATAAGTTTTAAAGCAAACGAGTACGCCGTAATTGTATCCTGGGCTATTGGTATAACCTGAACCGCCCATAATCTTCCAGACGCCAGCGGCAAGGTCGTTGTAATCGGTTCCGGAAGCGATAACTCCCTTGTTCGCTACAATGCTACTGGGTAATATCAGTCCCCCGACTTTCAAAATTAGAGGTCGGGGGACTGCTGCTTAATTCATATTACTATTACGGCTTATCTATATATAATGGTTCTTTTACTTCGATGGTAATGAGTGTTACATATGTTGGCGCAAGTTCCGTAGTACACAAAAAGAGTATTGGTGGTCTTATTTACATTGAGTATTGTAAACCAGGTGATGAATGGCAACAAACGAGGCATGGCCGAATAACCGTGTATTGTACTGGGTGGAAAAGCTGGCAAGTTGTATCAGAGGGAAGTGGGCTAGTCTGCACATTTAGCATAAATAGTACAGATATTAATAAAGTAACTTTTTCTATCACTACACAAAGTGGCAATACCATACCAAACATATATATGCGATACCGTTGCGCCTTCACTCCAGTCATTACAAGTTAATATGTAGCAAACCCTTGGACTAAAATTTTGACACAGCTCTAATGTGACTTAAAATGGCCGACTTTTTACCATATCCAGAGTAACTACCAGTTATGCCATCGGTGAAATACAAGCCCCACGCATAATTTGCATCACCCTCGGTACTACTCCAGTATGGAGCTTCAGCCAGTTGTGTAGCACCGTTAATCAGGCTAAGTGCATAGTTGATCTTCAACATATTGCTATATATCATAAACAGTTCTCCTAGTGATGGAAGCCACCATTTGCCTGATACAAGGCCTACTCCATTCGCGTTTGTTCGACTGTATTGATGACAATAGCCGGGTGCGTAGTCTATACCGCTTAATTCATCGTGTTTAATCTGCGAAGCGGTATTTCCCTCACCTGCCCAGTCGTTGTATGCGATTGTACGGTCAGTAGTCGTTACACCACCGCCGCTAACGTTATTGCTACCCCAGTAACCTGTTGTTTCCGTGGGCGCGACTACTAACATTTTCCCGCCATCACAGACTACTACACCTTCGGCGATTTCACCGCTTTTCTGTAGACTAGTCCACTTGTGAGGTTTAACCATCATTGGAGTGTTTGAAGACTTTCGGTGGTACATGATAAATACACCGTCTGTTACTCCATTCACAGGGGTAAGTCCCCCGACAACTGATGCAAGGTCGGCCTTGGAGATGGAGACGGGTTCGCCGCTGGCGGTCTTGCCGACGATGAAGGGTGCGTCGGTAACTTGGGTGGTGGCGAGCAACTGGGACTTGAAGTCGGAGTATGCGATGGGGTTTATGTTCCCCGTGTCGTCGGAGAGCACTACATTGTTGGAGGAGCCCACGGTGGTGAGCTTGTCCTTGTCACTGATCTTTTTTGTTTGTAATACGTCCATATTCTTTGTTTTTTATGATTGTTCTTATTCTTTTTTTTATTCGCAGCGGGTGTTGGGGCTTATGAGTACTGACATAGAATATAGTAGGTGTACGTAGCACCCTTCTCGCGAAACCCAATAAGGCGAGCTACAGTACCTTGTGAAATGGTTAGTATACTCTGTGATGTGCTAGTTTTAGGACTCTCAAAACAAAGTACAGTATCATCAGCAGATTTTAATTCTACAGAAGGCCCTTTCATTGCAGCCGGATACCAAAACAGCCACTCTTTCGAAGTACCTTCTTCCAGAGCAAGAAGAGTAATGCCAGATGACCATATTTTCCACATATTAAAGAATGATGCGCTATTTATGTCATCTTCACTACCGACGGTTAAACCTAATGTTTTAGCCGTAATATTCCCATTCACATCCACACCTTCGAATGTGCCCTGCTTGCATTTTACATTGCCATCTACTGCGGAGAAGACCACATTTCCACTACTGTTTTTCATGCAGAAATTTCCTATAACATCCACGTTCTGAAACGTGCCCTTATTGCACGTCACATCTCCGTTTGCGGCGGTGAATACCGCATTGCCGCTGCTATCCTTCATGTAAATATTCCCCGTCACGTTCACATCCTTGAAAGTACCCGTGTTGCAGATGATGCTGCCATCCTTGATCTTGCAGACCACATTGCCGGAACTGTCGTACATCTCCAGCGCACTCACACCCAGGTTCTCCACCAGGATATAGTTGGCGATGAGCAGGGCGGTAGCCACACACTCGTACGTCTCGATGAGCGACCAGAGTGAGCTGCCTGCCGTGCTGCCGGGATAGTTACTGGCGGTCTTGTTGTGGGTGGTCTTGCACTGATAGAAGGAGCCGTTGTAATACACGATGTGATAACTCTCTTCACCCAGCCCTCCCGAGAGGAACTTGAACCCCGTGGCCACACTCGTCCACTTCAGCGGGCCCAGGGGCTTGGCCCCCTTCTCCGCCGTCTTTACGAAATGGACCGTCTGTGTTCTCGATGCTACCGCCATACGCTAATCCGCTGCTGTGATTACCAGTGTGACGTCGCCGCCACCCTGCACACATTGTTCTCTCGTCACCGAATACGAGGACTGGGCCGTGGTACGGTCCACCTGCGAGTTCAGGAACACGCCCGCGGCATCCATCACCACGAAATAGAACTTCGTGTCCAGTGCCTTGGTGTTCGTGCCTCGCGTCACCACAACGGGGGTATACGTCACCTTGCCGTTGCCGTCCTCGTCCTCGTAGATGGTCTCATCCTCGGGAGAGGGGTTCGGGTTGATGTCGTAAGGGTCGGAAGCATCCATGACGCCCTGCACGTCCGAACCGATCTCCACGCCGTTCAACATCGCCACCACGCGATACTCGCCGTAGGTATCGATGTCGGCCTCCTTCACCGTCAGCGTCTTGCCCGTCTGGTTCACCAACTCCGTCCACTCACCGTAGACCAGCTTGTACCATTGGTAGGTCAGGCCGTTGGTCACCTCGGCGCCCGTCTTGTACACCATCGCCTTGAGGATGCACGAATCGCCCTTCTGGCGGATGACGAAATTGTTGGTGTCACCCGAGGCGATGGTCACACGGAACGAGCTACCCGTGGAAAGGCTGATCGGGATGGAGTAGGAGGCCTGCAACTTGTCGCTCTGCGTGCCATAGACGATGGTGCCCTCCATCTTCACTACGGCCGACGCAAAGCCGCTCAGCTCCACAATGTTCTTGAGGAACTGAAGGCCGTAGTACGGGTTGGCCGTCGTAGGCTCGAGGAGTTTGAAATACCCCTCGAAGGTACCCGTGGAGAGGCCGTCGGAGAACTTAATCTCCTGACCGTTGAAGTAGAACGTCATGGACACGGGAGTGACCAAGCCTTCCGCCACGCGGGCGCTGGTGCATACAAAATACAGCACAGGCTGCTTCACGGCCCAGTTAGGATAGACGGCCGTGACTTCGCTCGAGGAACCCTCATATTCCTGATAGAGGTCTCCTTCAGGGCTCATGATCATGGCGGTAAGCGTGCCCGCCTTTCTCATGAACTTAATGGTACGGGAGGCGGATGCACTACTCATGGCTTTCCTCCTCCTCCTCGGGGATATCGGTGTTTTCCTCGGCTATCGGGGCAGCCTCATCCGTCTCTTCCGGGGCAGCCTCATCGGCGGGCGCCTCGATGGTAGCCTCATCCTCCTCTTCAGATTCCCCTTCCGTCGGCTCGGGCTCCGGTTCAGGCTCCACCACGGGCGGGGCGATGTAGAAGCGCTCGTCGGTGGCGGCGGGCAGTTCGACGGCGGTGTCGCCGTCCTGTTCGCGACGGGCCTCGTTGGAGGTCAGCGCCACGCCGCCAATTTCTTCCAAGGTGGCAGAAAGACGGGTCAGCGGGCCGAACTTCAGCATATCCGCCTGCCAGAGCAGGTAATTGCCGTCGGGCAGTTGGTTGCGTTCCACCGTCAGGCCCAGAAACTCGGCCACCTTCTTGTTTGCTTTGATGTATGTTGCCATAATGCTATGTTATTTGATGAGTATTAATTTTCCTTCCGCGTCCGTAAAGGGGACGCCATCCTTGTCGACGAGCGTGCGGAAGCCGCCCTGGTCGCGCAGGTCCACGGCCAGCACCGCCCCGTATTCATTGTCGAGCGCCGAGGTGGCCACGGCAGGCGTGTAGCCATGCCCCACCTGCGTATACACCAGCGTGCCCGAAGCCTTGTTCGTGGCGATATACCACAGGGGCAGCAGTTCCTTCTCGGGGTTCTCGATCAGACCGCTGGCATCCCTCACCGAAAGGAGCGGGTACATGGTGGTCAGTCCGCTGGGCAGGTTGTAAGGCACCCCCGTGATATCGTAGTCGAGCTTGCCAATGCGGCGCACGAAGTTCACAATCTCCGTGGGGCTGTCCGCACCCAGTTCCACCGTGTCCGGCACGCCCTGGTTGCTGTACTTGGCCCTGCAGCGCAGGCTCACCCCGGCGCCCATTATTCGCTTGTCCAGCGTCACCGTGGTGGTGTCGTCGCTCACCTCGATGAAATAGTCCATCGGATGCGAGCCCACCTCCGACCATTCCCCCTCGCGGTAGATATCCCACACGAACAGGCGGTTGGCCGTCTGTACCTCCTTCTTTCCCAGGAAGAGCTGCGCCACCACCTTCTGCGTGTCGTCGTCGCGCAGCGGGTTGTAGACCGACGTGTCGGGCGCCGTGAGCGTCAGGGTGGGTACCTCGGGGCTGGCGTTCTTGCAGATGACCAGCAGCGTGTCGCGGATGCTCGTCACCTGCTTGGTGCGCGTGTCATAGTACTCCGCGGTGAACTCCAGCGTGATGGGCACCCCGTCGTTGGCGTTGCGGCGCATGATGAGCTTGCCCTTCTCCGTGCCCGAGGTGGTGATCGTGTAGTCGGTGTTCGAGGTGTCGATGGCCGTCACCTTGTTGCCGTCGTACTCCGTCCACACCATATTTGTCAGTTCGCTGTTGATGCTCCCTGCCGCCAGCACCCCGTCCGTGTCCATGATGTTCACGAAGGGCTGCACCACCAGGGGCGTCAGGCGGTAGTCGGGCGTATATTCATCCTCGTCGGCATTATAGCTCTGCTGGGAGGGAATGCTGCCGCTCACCAGAAGGCCGTGGCTGATGCGCAACGGGGCGAAGTTAAAGTCAAATCTACGGGTCTTCATCTTAATATGCGTATGTGATACTATCGGTTGTTAACTCATCCCCCGCGGCATCGCTGAGCGTCACCACGGCGGTAAACGAAATCTTGCTGGGGAAGTCCAGGCTGCCGTCGATGTCATCCTCGCTCAGTCGGATGGATTTCCCCGAGAGGTGGCGGCGGAGGTTCCAAACGGTGTCGCTCGTGGTACGCTCGACACCTTGGCTGTCGAAGCTCTGGCGGCTCCACGTGATGTCCTCCACCGGAATCTCGTCGATGATATTCCTGTTGTAGAGCATCGCCTTCAAGGTGAGGGTGATCTCGAAGCCCTCGGGGTCCACCACCGTATCGGCCTCCTCGAAGTCCACGGTGAAGGCCGGGTTGCCCTCGATCATCCGCCAGTCGGTGCTGTTCCATGAGGGTACCTGCTGGGTGCCCGTCTTCAGGCAGCGGTACTTGCAGCCCATCATCCACACGTCGCTCGTCTCGTAGCGGCCCGTCGTGGGGTTGATAGCCTGGCAGTAATAGGTGGTGCCCTGCTTCCAGTCCCCCCGGTCCACGCAGGCGATGTACTCGTTGCCCACGTAGAAGAGCCTTACCCAGTTCCTGTCTTCGCCAAAGGCATCCGTATCCTTGTCTTCCTCTGAAAGGCAGCGCTCGTTCACCGTCACCCCATAGAGGTTCTTGTAGGTAATGATGACACCCTCGCGCCTTAGATCCTGGGGCAGGGAGAGTCGGGTAGCCTCATCCGTACCCTGATAGGGGAGGTAGACGGAGTTGAAGTAACGCAGGATAGTGTCCAGCGTCAGACCGCTGCGGCCGTCGTAGACCGAGCGCGTGAGGGTGGCGGGGAACAGGGGCTCCTTGGCCCGTTCCCCCCTCTCGTCGCGGGAGCGGCGGTACAACTGCTGAAGGATGCGTGACTTCTCTTCCATATCTTCCTATTCTTTATTGTTTGACAACTTGGGAGGCCGCCTTCAGGGCGCCCGCAGCGGGTATGAACGTCGTGGCGATATTCAGTCCCGACTGGAGCAGGCCGCCCAGGGCCGATGTCTGCGCCTGCTCCTTCTGGAGGCGCGCCTCGTTGATCTTCTGGTTATAGTCCCGAGTGGCCTGGAGGTAGTTCTGCATGGCGGCGTCCTTGCGCTGCGTGCCCGTAGAGGCGATCTTGGAGGCAGCGTCGGCGACGGCCTGCACCCCCGCCGCCTTCTCTCGGGCCACACTCTCGTCGGTGGCTCCCGTGACGGCGGCTGCGGCGGCCGTGCGCTGGTTGTTGGCCATGAGCAGGTCGCGGGCCTGCTTGAGCGCCGCGGCGTTGGCCGAATTGTTCAGCGGGTCCTCGTAGGCCACCTTCTGGTAATACGAGGTCTCGGCAGCCTTGTCTTTTTCAAGGTCGCCGATGACCTTGTTGTAGGCCCCCGAACCAAATAGTGAGGATAAAAAACCCATTTTTCTTTCGTTTTTAATGATGAAGCAAAAATAATCCGTTACCTTTGCAAAGTGCGATAAAATGAAAAACGATGAGCAAGAGTTCAGAAAAAAATCCCGATCTCCATGATGAGCGGGGAAAATTCAAGAAAGGCCACCCCAAGGTGGGCGGCTCAAAGGTGGGTTGCCGAAGGGCCCGCATCGTGCTGACCGAGCAACTGTATCCCTTCTATGAGAATATGGGCGGCCTTATCGAGAGCATCCCTGACCCCTTCAGCCGGGTGAAGGCCGTAGCCCTGATGTCGAAGTATACCATGCCCGCTCTCTCCTCGGTGGACTACCGCGAGAGCGTGCAGCGCAACCTCACGGCCGAGGAGCAGCTGCTGGCCATGAACGCCCGCTTCCACGGCAAGCCTCTGCCACAGACGGAGGACGACGAGGAAGACATCTAAAAAAGGCTCCCCCATCTTCACAGACAAGAGAGCCCGAAACTAAACAAAATTAATCAATTTTCTACTTAAACTGATACCTATTTAAGACTACTTAAGATATTAGATAGATGAGAGATACTATTTTTAAAACCCTTCTTTGAGGGGACAAAGATAAAGGTTATTCCCTTTTCTTTGTCACTTTCCCCTCACTTTTATGACAAAGCGTGTCACAGCGTCGCTGCTGGCGCATGAAGTAGGTGAGGAATTCCCGCTTCTTCTCCTCCTTCTGATGACTTGACAGCGGCAGGCGAGACCAGCGGGAGGGGGTGTAGTAGAACGAGACCTGCTTCATCTCCTCGTACGTCAGGCGGTTCTTCCAGCGACCGCGCAGCACCAGGTACTTGTAACTGTCGCCACGGTTCTTGTGACGCTCGTAGGTAAGGGCCACCAGGCGCTTCTGCGTGGGGTCGTAGATGAGGAAGTAACGGTATCCGTCCTTCTTGTGTTTCGTTTCAGCCTCTCTGACGCCCTCCTTATACAGGCGGCAGGCCTTCCACAGCATCCATGTCTCGCGGATGCGGCGGACGCGCATTAAAAAATCCTTCAGTTTCATTTTTTTTCTTCTTATTGAATGGTTACACATTATTTTGCCAATACAGCCTCGGCACCGATGCTTGCCCGGTTCACGCGGTTGATCATCTCGAGCCTCCTTCTATTGTCCATCGCCCGCCGGACAGGGAACCGCGCCCACTCGTCCCAGCTCACATACAGGCCGATGCCGCGGCTCATCACCCTGTCGTCGTGCTTGCCGGGGATGGCTCCGTAGGTGTTGTTGGGGAATCTCATATAGTAGGAACACTCCTTGACCGCCTCCTTCTCACGCTCGATGTACAGCGTGTCGCGGATGCACTGCTGGAGGTAGAGGATAATACCCACCTTGGTGTTGCGGTTGGTATTGAAGCCGTAGCGCATCTCCCGGCGCTCCTTCATCTCCGTGTCGCTCTGGTTCTTGGCGTATACATTGTCATACAGGTCCAGGAGCACGGGGAAGAAGATCTCGGACTTGTTGTCGTTCTGCAGGTCGTTGAACTTACTGTAGGCCGTGTTGTTCTCCACGATGAGCAGGGCGCCCTGGTAGTAACGGGCTATCTGGGCACACTTGATGGCCAACAGGTCGGCGTCTAGATGGGCGGTGTAGGAGGCCACCACCCGCGGGCCCGCCTCGTCGTTCCGAAGGCCGTCCTCGGAGAGCATCATATCCAGGCGGTCGAGCACGGTGATGACGCTATAGTCGCTCGTGCTCTTGGCGCCGCCGATATCCACGCTCACAAAGTAGCGGTTCTCGTAGACGTTCTCCTTGTCGGGATACTCCCAGATTTTCAATAGGCCCGTCTTGGAGGGTACCGTGTGCAGGCCCTCCATGCAGCGCTCGCCGCGCGGGGCCAGCCCCACCACATCGCCCACAAAGACAGGCTCGCGGCAGAAGCGGTTCATCTGGTCCACCTTGTAGGAATCGAACACCAGCTCGCCGGAGTATTTGAACGCCTCCACAGGATTGCTGGGAAACTCCTGCTGCATATCCTGGATATCGGTGTAGTCGCGCATCTTGTCGCGGTACCAGTAGATACCCTGAAGGGTGGCGCCGATGGTCCACAGCCAGTAAAGGTAATCCCAGTGACCCTCCTTCTCCTTCTGCCTTTCGACGAGCAGACGGGCCCACTCCAACAGGTTGGGCGGACTGAGGCGGTAGAGCTCGATCTCCCACCACGCCACGAACAGCGGCTCGAAGGCCGACTTCTTGTCGCCGAAGGCATCCTTTTCGTTGGCCTCATCCCAGGCATCCTTGAAGAAGTTCTGGCCATTGGCCGTGCTCTCGTAGACAATCATCGAGAAGGGCACCGTGCCCACACCCGAGCAGGAGGATTTCACCTGCTTCTGCGGAGACATCTTCTCCGTGGTGGGCCAGAAGGCCACCTCGGTGCAGTGTACCATCGAACTGTCGCCGCCTCGGGCACCCTCGGGGTTCATGGCCGTGGCCGTCTTGATCTTGCAGTTGCGCAGCGGGATGAGTGTCAGGTTGGGCGTGCCGCCTCCCTTGATGCGCGGGGCGTCCTCGTCGAAAGGTTCCCCGTCGCGGTAGAACAGGAAGTCGGGCAGCTGGGTGATGAGTTTGACATACATATCCTTGACCTCGGCGGCGGAATCGCTCTGGTGGCCCACGATGATGCTGTTCCAGGACTTCACCCACATGATCTGTATCCAACCCATGTAGATCTGCACGCAGGTGGAGCCGCCCCACTGGCGGGCCTTGAGGAGGATGATGCGGATGGGTTTGTTCCGGATACGCTTTGCCTCCATCCGCTTGACCAGCTTCACCTGTGCCGGGCGCAGGAGGAAGGGCACGTCGTCACCGCCGCCCTTGTTCTTGATACGGGCATAGCAGTAGGAAAAGAAATAGAAATCGTGCTTGCAGCGCTCCCGAAGAATCGTCTCCACCACCGTGCGGCGGAGCTCCTCGTTGTACTCCCCGAAGGTGTCCCAGCAGAAAACCTCGATACTGCCCGCTCTTGCCAGCCGATAGATACTGCCCACCGACAACATCTCCTGGGGCAGCCACATCGGCTCACCCCCGAAGAAATCCTCTAGGACAACCCTGCGGCGGCGTCCTGGCGCGCCCTCTCCGCTTAGCGGGTTGTAGGAGGGGAACAACTCCCTCTCGCGGCGCTCGTTCTCCTTGACCATGCGCCGGGCGATGGTGATTACAGCGTTCGTGCCCATAAGCCCTCCACCTTTATATATATGTATCCCAGGATCAGCATCACCCCATGGTGCAGCGCTGCCATGTGTGGCAGGAAGAACGAGATGAGCAGGCAGAAGAGCAGCCTCATCCGCCGCCCCCTATCCATCCTTCGCAGCATCATCCCAAGGAAGAAGAACAGCACCACGCTCCAGCCGATAACGGGCTGGGAGGAGGGTAGGGAAGCGCATGCGACAGACAGGAGATAAGCCATAAGGAGGCGGCCCGGTGTGGCGATGCGCCACATCAGGAGCCACGAGCACATATTCACCAGAAAGTGAAGAGCCGAGGCATGGCCCAGCATATAGGTCCAGCGGGAGGCTGCCAGCACTTCCTTAAAGGGAATGAGCAGGCCCATCCCCACGATACTCGCCACGATATACCTGAGTTTCATTTTGCCCCCATCTTTGTCAGAATACTCAGGATGCGCTGGGGCGATATGCCCAGGCAGGGCGCAGGACGGTAGAGCGTGCGGCGGATCCGCTGCGAGATGGATTCGCCACGATGGCGGCGGTACTCCTCCAGGAAAGCGTTGTACAGGCGGAGCTTGTAACGGCTCACACCCTTGCAGGCGCCGATTCGGGAGTAGTCCTTCAGCACCACCAGCGCCCTTTCCTCGCTCATGTAGAAGCGGGAAGCAGGCATCTCGGATATTTTCTTACTCAGGGCCAGCAGACTGGGAAATTCGCAGGTGCGGCGCAACAGTTTGTAAAGGTGTAGAATCTCACGGTCACGCATCTCGTATACGTAACTGTAGTCCCCATGGTTTTTCATACCTATTGAATCCTTGAAAAGCACCCCAAAAATACACATTCCAATTTTCATTTTATCGGAAAAGGGCAATTTCATAGACTACTTTTGTCACAAAAATATCGAGACTCTATGGAAACAGAAGAAAAGAACGAACCCCAGCGCCTGAGCTGGAAAGACCGCCTCCGCCAGCGCCAGCCGGATATCGACGTGGACGACGAACTGGCCGTGGGCGATTATCTGGGTGATTCCTTCACCAAGTATGACGATATGCAGCGGCAGCAGCAGCAGTTCAACGACATGCTCTCTTCCGACCCCAACACCGCGGGCCTTCTGACAGGACTGGCCAGCGGCGTGGACGAGAACGGCGAGAAGTTCTCCCTCTCGGCTTACCTCCTGGACAAGTACGGCGACATCATGCGCGAGGCCTCCACCACGGAGGAAGCCATCGAGCTGGCCCGCAAGAAGGAGGCTGACGAGGTGAAGAAGGCCGCGGAAGCCGCCAAGCGAGCCAAGGAGATTGACGGCAATCTGCAGGAGAGCGACGCCCTGCTTACGGAGGCCGTGCGGAAGGCCAATATGGACGAAGCCACGGTGCAGGGAATGCTCCAGTGGATCTACGGCAAATCCTCCGAGAATGGCGCCGTCGACCCCGAATCACTGATCAGCAAGATTGTTACCTACCGACTGACGGCGGACGACTGGACACGCCTGCTCTTTGCCTTCAACCGCGACAAGGACCTCGAGGGCGCCCGCGAGGAAGGACGCCGCAGCGGGGTCAAGGCCCGTCCCGGCGCAGCCCACCGCCGACTGGGGCAGGAGGGAGCCACCGACCTGGGCGGCGGTGGCGGTGCCGAGAAACCCGAGGAGACCAAGGATCCCACGCTCCGCCACTACGAATCCATGGGACGCCGCTTCTAAACGATGAGAATTGTATCCATAATATTATTAATTAGTTAGTTAGTGTTACTGCAATGAGAAAAATTCAATCAACGTTTCAATTCATGCTTTCGCTGGTGCTGATGTTCCTTGTGAGCCTGGCCACCGGAGGCTATGTATGTGCGGCCGACACGCCCGACGGCGGTGCCGCGCAGGACTTGGACAACGGCAAGGGTGCTGTGATGCCCGGCGAATCGTCCGTCACGAAGAACGAGCAGCACCAGGATGCCGATTGGTACCAGAAGCAGCTCGACAAGACCATTGTGGAGATGAAGTTCACGGGCACGCCCATCGACCAGATTCTCCGTAACGCCACCACGAACAAGTCCAACTCCATCGTGGTGAAGTACTACTCTGTGGGCCAGCGTCCCCTGCGTGCCACCCTGGCCAAGACGGCCGAGGCGATGACCACCGAGACGCCGCGCCAGCTGGAGCTCAACGACAACTACATCGTGGGCGCCATGGACACCCTGCTGGTGCTCACCCCCGACGGTGAGTTCATGCCGGGCTACAAGCCGGGCACCTCGGAGGAAGACCCCGAACACCCGCTGATGCTGCGCGTGCACGCGATCAGTGCTGAGAGCAACCTGCCGATGGTCTACGCCGTCAACGGCAAGAAGAGCTCGGCGGGCACCCCGTATCTCATCCCCGAACTGCCGCAGGGCACCATCCTGCTGCGCATGGGCCGTGCCGCCGCTGAAAAGGACGTCTCCACGGGTCGCTACTACCAGCTGCCCGAACCCGACGAGCAGTACTGCCAGCGCTTCATCATGCAGGTGGAGCAGACCGTGTACGACCGCTTCTCGAAGAAGGAGGTGGACTGGACCTTCACCCGCATGGAACGTATGGCCATGGAGGACATGCGTATCGGCATGGAAGCCACGGGCCTGTTCGGCATCAAGGGCAAGCACGCCTTCAACGGCCAGGGCAACGTCTACACCACGGGCGGTATCTGGTACCGTGCGGGCAAGGACATTGAGCTGGGCCACTGGGAAAAGGTGCTCGACGCGGCAGGCAATCCCGTTGTCGAGAACGGCAAGTACGTCAAGCGCTTCGTCATCTCCGAGCAGGAGCTGGTGGACTTCGTGGCCGCCATCATCGAGGGCGCAGGCAACGGCTCGCGCACCAAGCTGGTCTTCGTGGACAACACCATCTACAAGGCCCTGGAACTGTTGAAGACCACCCGCCCGGTGAACATCTTCAAGTCGGAGAGCAACTACCAGAACTGGCACCTGGACTTCAACTCGTTCGAATCCATGGGCACCAAGCTGCTGTTCTACCGCCACGACCTGTTCAACCACTGGGGCTTCAACGGCCGCGCCTTCGTGCTCGACCCCGAATACCTCGACAAGTGGACCTTCAGAAACTGGGAGCGCACCGAATACAACCTCAAGGAACTGTTCGTCAGCAACTCCGATGCCGTTGTGATGGAAGAGTTCTCTTGCTGGACCCTCCAGTTCCCCGACGCACACGCCCGTGTCGGTATCCCTGAATACGTAGAGGAAGACGCACCGTCTACCGCTGCCGCATAGTGCCATCTTTTTTATCAGTTATTAGTTGTTGTTTTGAAGGAAAGGGAGGGGGACAAAATCCTCCTCCCTTCTTTCACTAAACCCCCGAATTTATGAGCAAACTATACCGATTCAACGCCAACTCCAGCCTGTCGTTCCGCGTCATCAACCGCGGACGGGAGATGGCTGTCACCTTCTCGCAGTGCTACCGTGGCAGCTCGTCGTTCTTCACCCATGATGCCGAGCTGGCCGCCCTTATCCGCGCCCACAAATGGTTCCGCACGGGCCGCATCAAGGAGGTGGAGATCGAGGACGATCCCGTACCCGCCACCCCCACGGTGGAAACCGAGACACAAACCCCCAAGCGCACCTACTCCATCCGCGGACGCCGCATGGTGTCCGTGCCCGCGTCCACCCCCACGGTGGAGGAGGAGGAAAAGAAAGAGGAGGTCGCCCCCGAAGCGGTGACCGACGCCCCCACGGTGGAGACAGAGACCACGGCGGAAACCGCCGAAGAGACCGCCGAGACGGGCTTCAGCCCGGAGAGTGTGAGCACGTTCTACGAGGCCAAGGAATATGTCCTGGACCACTTCGAGGATGCCGACCGCACCCAGCTCCGCAGCAAGGAGCGCCTCTATGAGTTCTGCCAGGCCCACGGCCTGACCTTCCCGAATTATTCATTTGAATAAGCACTATCATGGACAGCAAGACTATCATCGCCCTTGTGCGCACCCTCATCAACGATGCCGCCTGTGAGGATGACACCTTCACCGAGGAGACCGACGCAGCCCTTCAGGACTTCCTTTCGCTGGCCCTCCAACTGCTGGCCCGCAAACCTGGCGTGGAAGCCACGCCCGCGGACCAGACGGAGGACAGCAAGGTGGTCTTCAGCCAGCGGCCCGACGGCCTTTGGGCAGCGGAGATACGGATGCCCGACAACCTGCTCCGCTTTGTCAGTGTATGGCTGGAGGGGTGGAGCTACCCCGTGGCCCGCCTCTTCCCCGACAACTCACCCGCCTTCATGGCGCAGTACACCACGGCCAAGGGGGTGGCCAACGGGCCTTACAACCCCATGGCCTTCGTGGGCGGCGACCGCAACCGCATCATCACGGCCCATGCCGTCAAGACACAGGGCACGTACCGCCTTCGCTATATACCCACCCTCACCCTGGCAGAGGACGGCACGATTCCCCTGCCGGAGAAGTACGCCTCGTCCCTGGCTTACTACACCGCCGCGCTCTATCACGAATCGGTGGGTGAACGCCAGCTCTCGGAGGATGAGATGACCATTGCCGGGGCGATGTTCGAGGCCAAGGAAGGAAAGGAGGATGACGCATGATCCCCCCTCTGCACGTTCCCCACGCGGTGGTGCCCCTGCTGAACACCCATTACCTGGGTCACTTTGCCACTGCCGACCTGTTGCCCCAGGCTGACATCACCGAGCCCTCGTGGGCGCTGGTGGGCTCACTCTCGGCCTCCGTGCCCTACTTCTACTATATCCTACCCTTTGTGCCTTACGGCTACAAGGAGGGGTGGAACAGTCTGGAGGCCGTGCTGGGCACGTATGACCTGACACGCGACACGCTCTCCGTCTTCGACCGCTATCTCCTGACGGAGTACAACGTCAGCAACAACCACTCCCAGCGGGCGTTCGTCTACTGCCCCCTTTGGATGCGCATCCCCTATCAGGAGGGCTTCGACACCTACCAAGAGGGCACCCTCTACAAACCCTACGATTGTGTGAGGGTGGAGGGGTTCACCGACTGGGCCTTCGAGGCCCGCTTCCCCGTTGGGGAGGCACCCGTGGCACTCTATGCGGACACGAACCGCTTCACGCTGGAGACCGCCCTTCAGGCTTGCCCCGAGGAGTACCGCCTTTTGGGCCTCAAACTGACGTTCGTAAGCGTATACACCGCCCAGAGCGAGACGTGGATGTTTCTGGGTGCGGACACCACGCAGTGGACGGACCTTAAGCAGTGGGTGCGCCTGAACCTGCGGGCCGAGGAGAACCAGGTGACGGCCGAGGTACTGGGTGAGCCCGAGTACCAGAGCCCCGTCGTCACCGTGGACCGCGCGGTCGCCGACGCCCTTGGGAACGATATCGCCGACACCTATCTGACGAAAGCCGCCGCTGCGGCCTTTATCGAAAACTTGCTCCATGAAAGAGGAATACTCTGATCTCAGGTTTTTATACCCGAAAAATGTTAGTTTAACAATCAAAAAAAGGGCTGGCGCGTGAGCGTCGGCCCTTTTGCTGTCAACTATTTCCAAAATGGAAACAGTTAGCGTCCCGTCTTGCAGCAGAAGTACTCCCACACCTTGGTGGCGCTGCCCCAGTCCTCGTCGGCAAAGTAGAAGCGATAGGCCGCCTTCAGGATCTGCTCCTCCGAAAGATCCAGGCAGAGGTCGGAATACATCGCGTTGAAGGCCACATACTTGTCCCACCGCGTGGTGCCCGAGGGGAAGGAGAACGCCTTAGTGGCCACCTCCACCTGGTCCACGCTCCAGTGGGCGCCCGTCATGCGCTCGCCGTCACGCGTCTTGTAGCGGATGGCGGACACGTCATAGCGGGCGAAATCCTCGTTGTAGTGGTTGCCGTAGAGGATGCCGTGCTGCTGCCGCATGAAGGCCCAGTAAAGCTCCTCCACCTCGGGGTGCTCGTTCCGTATCATACTCAGGAACTCACTCACATTGTCGATGCTGTTCCACATCGTCTTCTCGCTGGTGGAGCCCGTCTTGCGGGCCTCCTCCAGCATTTCCTTGAAGGTATAGTTCTTGTTCATACTCTTTTTCTTTTATTTGTTGCTATCGTTTGGTCAGTGCGGCGATCAGGCTCAGGGCGCTGCCGCTCATCAGGCTCTTGACGCCTCCCTTGGACACCATCTCGAACAGCCGGGTCAGTTCCCGCTGGTGCTGTCTGAAGTAGGGGTACGCCTTCAGGATGCGCGAGGCCTCGAAGAGCCTCATCTGGCTCAGCTCGTTCACGACGCGCTGCACCTCGTCGCGCTCCTCGTCGCTCGCACAGTCCACGGCAATCACGATTTTCCGGTACATAAGTTATTGAAGTTGATCCATGTCGATGGGCTCCAGCGGCGCTGGCGGGGGATCCTGGGACTGATCCGAGGCCCGTCCGGCCAGGGCGCCCAGAAGAAACGTGGCCGCTCCCGTCACGAACTCGAGTGTCTTGGGATGCTCGTCGCAGTAAGAGACCACCTTGTCCAGCGCGCTGAGGTATTTGTCCATGCCCTCCTTGGGTGGCTCCGTGGTATCCGGCAAGCCCATATTGGTGGCAAAGACAGAAGCGAAGCGGTCGGCCTTCTCGGCGGCCGCCATCGCCGTGTCTCCTTTCTCCAGCCGTTCCTCCAGCATGTAGGCAAAAGCCTCGCTGCGGCTCGCAAACCGAAGGCCCTGCCGTTCTCTATTTCGGGGATTCCATCGCATGAGAGTGAATGATTAATCGGTGAATGAAAGGGAGGGGAGAAAATATCCCCTCCCCGGCCCGTTATGAGCAGCTGCATCCCGAGCCGCCACAGGTCTCCGTCACGGTGGCCGCCTGTGAGGCCAGCGTGTAGTTGGCCGTCTGGGTGAACTGACGCCCGTTGTTGCCGTTAGCGGGCCCAGGGGCCAGACGTCGGCCGTAGAAGACCTGGTTGTTCAACTCGTAGATCTGCTCGGCGAAGTTCTGCTTGGCATCGCCGATACCCTGCACGGCGGCGGCGGTGACGCCGTTCAGCGCGTACAGGTTGTTGCCGTGGGATACCACGGCGGGCTCCAGGGCGTTCACGCGGCCCACCACATTCGCCAGTCCTGTAGCGAACTCCACCTTTTCGGTGCAGCCTCTCTGCCAGCTGTAGACGAAGAAGGCCAGCACAATCACGGCGGCGATTACCCAAAGGGCGGTGGCCGAGCTCCACCCGCGGGTGCGCTGATGCGTCATCTCCTGCATCGTCGCAAAATCTTGAAAGGTCATTTCTGCCATAATGATGAGGTTTTTGAAGGGACGACATTGCCCCTTCCTTGGGATGCAAAGATAGACGTTCCTCACTCTTCCTGCAAGCCGATGCTTTCCATCTTCTTGCCCATCTCTTTCAGGTTCCTTTCCACGGTCCATCGGCCCCGCTTCTTCGTGTTGCGGCGGATATGGCCCACCCCTTGGCGGGTGCGGAAAAGGAGAGCGGCCAGGTCGGCGTCGGTAAGCAGGCGGGAGAGGTGCAGGACGAGCACGTAGCGGGCGTCGCTGGCATCCTCGTCTCTCCCCCTTAGGATAGCCTCCTTTGGGAGGCCCGTGATCTCTTCGGCCCAGCCAAGGGCCAACTGGAAAATCCGTTCTTTCTTCATCTTTTTTAGCGTTTCTACATGAACAAAATGAGCCAAAGGCTTGTTGGTGTCCCAAAGAGGGTCGCACCCACAAACCTCTGGCTTCCGTTCCCTGCCCGAAAAACGCTTTTCCACTTGTGTCTTTTTTTGAGGGGTCGGGCCTGTCGTGCGGCCCTTCTTTTTTTTAGGGTCGCACCGACAAATGCTTATGATTTCTTTTTCTTGAGATAGAGCGTGATGCCCAGGAGGGTGATGGTGAGTGTCAGAAGGGGTACAAAAAGCGCCTGGCGGACTTTCTGCCATGGGGTCAGCTTCTTCTCCACCTCCCGCGTCACCTCCACGGGCACCTCCTTGTAATGCGTCACCGTCTTCTCTTCCTGCTGGAGGGTCACTTCCGCCTTCGCGTCCTCCTTGACGTGCAGGCTGTGGTGAAGGCGCCCGTCCTTGACGACCGCCTCACTCCAGACATAAGGGTTCTCCAAGCGGGAGGAATCCCCCTCGATCACCGCCTCCGAATGGTAGGGATCCAGGGATACAGCAAGGGTGGTGTCGCGCCTTTCGACTTTCTCCTCCGTCACCTCCTTGATGGGGATGTAGGTAATCTCTTTCTTAGTGGCGCATCCCGAAAGAAGGACGACCAGCACATATCCGATTCTTCTCATCGTACGATAATGGGTTTAAGGAAGCTGCTGTACTCCTCCCTCACATCGAACGAGGGGCATTGCTTGGTCCATTCCCAAGGCTCCACCTGTCCGTCCCCGTCCCTATCCGGCGAGGTGTCGCGATGGCCCAGCACTTCCAGGATGTTGTACTTTCGGCAGAGCCGCTCGACGAGCTCCCGCAAGGCCCGTTTCTGTGCCTCCGTACGGGTGTCCTTGGCTCTTCCGTTCTTGTCCACGCCTCCAATGTAGCAGATGCCCAAAGAGTGTTTGTTGTAGGAAACACCCTCGCTGTCGGGATTACTGCAGTGGGCGCCCTCCATGTATTCGGGCCGTCCTTCCTCCACCGTGCCGTCCAGACAGACCACATAGTGGTAGCCAATCATCGCCCAGCCCTTTTGGCGGTGCATGGCGTCGATGTCCTTGGCCCTTACGTCGCGTCCCTCGGGCGTGGCCGAGCAGTGGATAATCAGCGTGTCAACCCTTTCCATCTTTCGTTTCCTCCTTCCTTACCACACGGCTGGCCTCATCCGCCAGCTCCACGGTATCGCCGACCACCTTCCGCCAAAGGAGCTTGAACAGCCCCCTCTCGTCCACATCGTATCCCTTGGAGTTGAAATAGTTGCGGAAGCAGCTGATGACCTCGCGGAAATAGATGAATGCCAGGATCACATACTTTACAGCGTCGGCATGGAAGGCCACACTGAGCGTGGTGCTGATAAGTACCCAGCACACGTAGGAAAACGATTTGTCGATGGTCATGGCAATCGCTTTCAGAAGGCGGAGCCTTTCGTGGCGGTAGAGCACCAGCTTGACCCCGAAGTACAGGTCCCCGATAAGCAGGGGAACCGCGGCAACTAACCAAGGGAGCATTTCCATATACACACTCTGTAAATAGGCAGTCAGCACAATGGATGTGCCGCCCTGCACCAGGTTGTTCGTTACATTGTTTTCATCCAGCTTCATAGGCTACATAGGTTGAGGAGCAGGCTGCGCCTGGGCCGCCTGCATCTGTTGTTCTTTCAGTTGTCTTTCATAACGGTCGAGCACGTTGATGATCTTGGTGGAGTTAGGGAAGTCGCCCGCCTCCAGCGCCGCACGCAGCGGCATGGCCCCGTTCTGCACCTGGCCCAGCAGCAACTGGTTGCTCAGGGCGCGGTACACTGGCCCGTCGGTATCCTCCGAGACGGAGATATCCAGATCCACGTCACAGATGGTGTCCATATCGTAGGGGACAGGCTCGCCGCTGATGTTTATCATCTTCACGCCCGTGTAGAAACATTGCATGACCTTCACGCACTTCATGGCCACCTGCTCGAGGAAGGAGTCGAACGTCTTCAGTAGGTCGAGGATGGAGTAGGAGGCCTGCGTCATCTTCGCCTGATAGAGCACACCGCTCTCGCTGGACTGTCCCTTGCCTTGCAGGGCGGGCTGCACGCCGCTCACATCATCCACCATCGAACGGCTCAGCTGGATGATATAGTCGAACCCGCCGGGGATGCTGGACGCGGTGGAGGTCATGGGCTTCTCGCCGCGCTTCTTCGAGGTGTAGAGGATGACACCGTTCGAGCGCACATACTGGTCGGCAATCTCCTCGAGGTTCATCTTGTCGCTCAAAGACTCCTCGTCGATCATCAGCACACCCTTGGCGGCGTTGCGGATATAGAAGTCCAGGGCCACCATGTAGTAGTTGAAATACTCCTGCGAGGGGATGATCTCCGAGATGAACGGATGGAACTCGCCGTCGATGAAGGGGTAGGGCTTGAAGACAAACGGATGGAAGCTCTCCGAGCCGTTCCAATAGGGGCTCTTGCCTTCCTCGAGGATATAGCCGTCGGGGCTCATGTAACGGTAATACCAGTAGGTCTCGATGGCCCACTTATAGGTAATGAGGTTCTCCTTCTCGTATTTCTCTGGATCGATGAAGTACAGGATGTCGCCGTTTTCGTCCGTCATGGGGCGCCCGTCGGGCAGTCGCTTGACGTTCAGCTCGCGGCGCCGGGCGTTGATCTCCTCGATGGCCCGCTTGTCCTCGAGGGGCACAAAGTACGGCTCACTCTCCAAGGGGTCGTCGCACATATACGCCTCCCTCCGTTCCTTCGTCCACAGCTCGATGACGCGGCACTTGCCGTACTCGGCCGGGTAGAAGAACGAGGTGTCCTCGATGTAGTGCGTCTTCGTGTCGGAAGAGAACTGGGAGCAGATATAGTCCTTCTCCAGACAGTGCTCGTAGATCTCCGCCAGGCGTCGGCTGTCGGCGGGACTCTTGCTGAACATGGCCAGGATGTCGGTGAAGTCGAAGTCGTGCAACATGCCGCAGAAACGGATATCCTCGAGGTCGAAGTCGAGCGAATAGGGAAAGAACACGAAGTTGGGGTTCACATAATCCACCCACACATCCCGCTTGCCCTTTCTGTAGGCCCAGGACACCTTGTAGGTGGGCAGCGCCGAGATCAGGAACTCCTCGAAGGTGCGGGCATCCTTCTCACCCCTTCGGTTGAGCTTCATGTTCTGCATGTACAGTGCGCTCCATACCTCGGCATATTCCTTTTCGTTGGGGTCCACGGCGTTCAGTACCGGGGTCTGGTTGCCCCCGCGGAACTGGCCCTGCGTGACGCGCTTGATCTTGCCCAGAATGTTCGTCTGAAGGGCGGGGATGCCCTTCTCCTTCAGATACTCCTCCTTGGTCATCGTGCGGCCGTTGTAGGTGATGGTAGTCTGCTCGTACTGCTTGCCATAGGCGAAGGCCTTGCATTTGGCGCGCATCTTTCGGAAGGGCGCCAGACGGCAGTGGGCGTTGTAGGCCACGTGCAGCCACCTCTCGTTGCGGCGGTTGCCGTCGAAGCCGCGGCGCTCATAGAGCAGTGAATCGTCTATTCTTTCTTTCGTTGGCATAGTCTTGATTTTTCCTACAAAAATAGAGGCTATGAAAGCCTTCTCTTGATAAAATGAAAATCCGTTTTCATTTTATGGGGAAGGGGTGAAAAGATAAGCGTATCTTTGCCAAAAACATGTAGCTATGCGAATCACTTGCAATACCTCTGACGTATATACGGCCGTCATCGCCCTTACCGCCATCCTGGGGAAGGGAACGGACAGCTACGACCGCGTGGCCGCCACCGAGGACAATCGGGAGATGCTCTCCCTGTATCTGTCGGCGGCGGTCAGCGAGGCTGAAGGCGAGCTGCGGCGGAAACTCTCGTCGAGCCACAAGCCGACGCTCCGGTTTACGGACGCCGTGGTGGAACTCGAACTCGAGGACCGCCTGCGCTTTGACGGGGCCGTAAGGAACCTTATGGCCTCTAGTCTTCGCCTGTACCTCGTGGAGTATGTGACGGCCTCCTGGCTCTCCACCACACCCGCCAGGGAACTTGCCGAGCCGCACCGGGAAAGTGCGGCGGGCTACGTGGCGACACTGGCGGATGCCCTGGATCAGCGGGAACACTATATCCTGGACGAGGGAAACTACGGCGGACGCTCCTCGGAGAGCGAGATCGAGGAACAGATCACCTCGGGCGCCGCCTACTCCTCCCGTGGAACGGACGGGGAGAGCATCCCCGAGGACGGGGACGGCACCTTCTCGGCCGAGGGCCGCGCCGTAGATAGGGAGATTCCCGAGGAGGAAGACGGAGGACGGCACTACGACCGCCGCTGTCGGCACGACCTTTTGGCAGGGGAGGAGGACGGACAGACACTGGAAGCCTCATCCCTAAGAAGAAAGGAGCGCAGCCTGGAGGAGGAGAGCTCGGCGGGCGATTACCAGCCCCGGAAGAAGGACCGACTGTCCACCCACCATCCCAAGTTCTACAACGTGGCCTATCCCGATGAACCCGTGGGCGGGGGCGAGCTGTTGTTCCCCGGTCCCCGCAGGCCTCATCATCCCCATAGTCATCAACCCATAAACGATAATTCTGATGAGAACAAGAAGAATTCAAATCAAACTGTACAAGAAGCAGATTGCTGACGATGTAATCGTGGAGTGCAATCAAATCGGTACCCTCCTGCAACAGGACCAGGAGACCCGCCCCAACGGGGCGCGGATTATGACGCCCGACGATGATGAAGTCAAGCCCATCGTAGCACGGGCCATGACGGAGGCCTTCGGCGAGGTCAAGCGCAAGTGCCAGCGGTACCTGCTCTTCGGCCGCGACGCCGACGACAACCGCCTGGAGCGCATCAACGAGATGGAGAATGTCACCGACAAGCTCACGCCCAGCTCTACGGGCACGCTGTCGGCCTATAACATGGTGGCTTCCCAGCCCTATATCCTGCGCATCTCCTCCACCCAGGAGGTGAAGGTGCTCGACGGCACCAATGTCATCGCCACGGTGAACGGCACCAAGGAACTGGAGTATACCCCCATCGCAGCCACCGTCCTGAAGGTGGTGGGAGACAGCACCTCGTCGGTGACAATCAAATATTTCTGGGGCGATTTCGGCTTTTACGACCTGTGCCTCTCCCTGCCCGAGAGCTTCAACGTGGGCATGACCGAGACACTCAAGAGCAATGCCCACCGCGCCATCGTGGACTATGTGATGCGCTCGGTGCTCTTCAACCAGTTGCCGGACAAGTCGGACGCCTATCTGGCCCGCTTCACTTCCGACCTGGACAGCCTGGGCGACACGCTCGATGCCCGCATCTCCTCCTTCGTGCGCCGCACGGCGGACTGGAGTTAAAGACGGAGTTTTGTCTTTTTAATATATTTTCATTCCAATTCATTCTATTTCTTTCCATGAAGAAGCCCCGGCAGACCTTCCGTCCGTCGGGGCTTTCCTCCTTTAAACACACAACACAAAAACAACAAAAAACAAGTACTACTTTCTTTCGTTCATATCATCCAGCGTCTCCCGCCACTCGCGGCGAAGGGAGCGGATCTGTTCCATGAGGGCCTTTTGGTCGGCACCGGGCTGGCCCATCGCCTTCTTCAAGCGGTTCAGGGCCATACGGTAGCGGGCCGTCACCTGATAACCCTCGATATACTTCTTCTGCTGCTCGTACATGCGGGCGGCAGCCTCGGGGTCGTTCTTACGGGCCTCCGTGAAGGAATCATGGTATTTCTTCAGTCCGGCCAGCGTCTTCTTCAGGCGGTAGTCCTCCATGATATCCTCTCCTGTGGACAAGTTATCGTAGGCATTACCTGACTTTTTATCGATTTCTTCTGACGAAGCGCTCTCCTCTTCTGGATCTTCATCGTCCACGCCCTCCTCAATATACTTTTTCAAACGATTCCGATCCTCTTTAGAAGTGGCCGTATCGTACGCCTTCTGCACTTCAGAAATATCTTTGAAACCCTCGTCTCGCATATTCAACTTGGATTTCGTCTTGCGAATATCCTCCCGAATCCGCTTGGTTACAGACATGGTGCCATACTGGGATTTCAGTTCCTCATACTCAGGATGCTGTTCCAGCCATTTATCCTTGTCGATGGCGCCACTCATTTCCCTTTTAAGTTGGGCAAACTCCGTTTCCTTCTTATATCGGTCGCGATCTTCGGCATTAAGATTGTCACTGAAATAACGTCTTAATATATCCAGATCACGCTTGGAACTGACCTCTTTCGCGAACGGGAGATACATCCTGGCATCGTTGTACATTTTCGAGGCCTCGCGCATCCGTATCGCATATTCCACAGGGGATTTACTCTTTGAAAGTCGAGCTGCCATATCCTTTCGAAGTGAATTAGGTGTGTTCAACATGAACATCATCGAGACAAGACCCGGCTTTCCGTCGAGAATGGCCATCTTGACACCCATTGCCATGTTTTCCCATGTCTCGATATTGATACCTGTCTTGAATTTTACACCCTGGACGGCTATGGATTTCATCACGGCGTAAGACAAACCATCTTGCGACAATTCCTTTACCTCGTTTTGAAAATCGTCGATGAAAGACAATGGAGAATAGGTACTACCCGTGGAAAGGGCATCTGCCAACTGACCTATAGAAGTACCTCGCACCATACCCAGTGCCGTGCTGACAGCCAGCGCGTTCGCATCATCCTTGGATAACGGGAGCCAGTCATCCTCGCCTGGCGCACCCAAAAATGACGCCAAATTAGAAATTGTCTTATTGGTCAGATATGCGGTACCGTAACTTCCAAGATTCCACACAGCCCCTGCAATAAACAAGCCCATCGCAGCTTTCATAATGGCAGACAAACGATTAGCCGTTTGTTCTTTTTTAGCCTGCTCTTCACTCAATCCACGAAGTTTGTCGAGACTTTTCAGACGTTTCAAACGAGCCAGTTCCAGTAGACCTTCCACACCCATTCGCTGGTATCCAATATTGGAGGTTTGATAGGTAGTCATCGCCTTGTAAAGCACATTTGAACTGGCCTGCATGGGAGAAATAAACTCCGAACGGGAGCTTTGCTGTGTCTCATTGAAGGCTATTTCCGCATTCCAACGAGCCAAGTCACTGGCATCCTCCTCGGAAAGTCCGTCCTTAATTGCTCTTCGATATTCATAGTTATAAACCGCACGGGCGCCTGCTGCACAAGTCAGCGCATCGATGAGTTTATTGGGTGCCATACCTTTGTTATTGAATTTCTCAAGTGCAGTCTTGAACTGGTTCTCCGACTGCAAGGCAATCACGCCGAGGTCGCCTATATCCACACGCTCCTCAAAGGATGGTAGATTCTTCAGTGCCCAATCATAGTTAGCCTTCATGGTTACTATGTATTTGGTTAAGTCCTTGTAAAACTCAAAATCCCCCTTATACGCATAGAATACGGGGTATGATAGCGTCTGCTTGAGCGCTGTATGGATGCGGTAACCTATATTGGCCCCCGCCCAGTGTCGCAAGAGACTACGGCCTACCCGGTTCAGTGCGTCCCAACGGTTGGCATCATCAAAACTATGTACGGCTACCTCCGCACTTTTAATAAAGAGGTCAAACATACCGTCGTCGTTGGCATTGACATAATTACGGAATGCCTGACTGGTCCGGAGAAAGTTCAAATCCTGTCGTACACGGGAGAAGGCAGCCCATGTTTCCATATCCGTTCCATACTTATACATCAGGTCAAAAGCGTTCACCGTGGTGTCGATAGGCTTTAATGTCGGCGCACGGTTAATGATGTTTCCTGTTATAGTGGAAGGCATACCCGAAAGCGTTTCACCCAACTCACCCTTCTCCTGAATTGTGCTCTTATCAATACTCAACGGGAAGTAGTTTGGGGTGGATGCCATGCTCGTTCCAAACATACTGACATGTATCGGATTATAACGTTCCTCTCTCAAACGCGGGAAGAAATCATCCGTAATCCATTGGCCTATTTCGCGATATTCATCCCCGATAAAATCCTCCACCTCAGCAATTGCGCTATCCGTCCAGCCTGCGTGCATCAGTTTGGCACGCCCTGCATCCTGACGCCAGGTTAGCCATACATAGAGAGCTTGCCCTTTTGTTAGGGGAATATCCCATGCGTTACCCTTTTCATCCGTCAAAGTGAAGTCTTTCATTATCTTTGTATCGTTGGATTCACGATATACCTCTTCAGGTTTTCTCTTGAAGATTTCCTTAATCTTGTTTTCCAACTCGTTCCGATATTGCTGTATCCCCTTGTAGCGCTTGTCATTTGCCTCCAACACACCGTCCTTACTCTTCATAAAGTAGTTGTAAAGATCACCTTGCCCGAGGTGATGGTTCATGTCGATTGCCTTGAGTAGATAATTGAAACTATATAAAGGAGAAGCCAGTGCATGGCGACTCACGTTCAAACATTCCTCTACGTTCTCTTTGGCTTGTTCTATAGATGTAAGACGCTGATTTTTGGGCTTAATAGGCCCGGTATAAACGGCATCAATACCCATTTTTACAATATCCTTCCGTCGTTCCATGCGGGCGCGGTTCATGTCTGCCAGGCGGCTACGCCCAGTAGAAATAAGATCTTTCAGGTCTCTATTAATTTCCGAGACAAGACGTATCAAGTCCTCCTGCGCCTGGTTGACAAGGATGTAATTTGCATCCGCATCGTTAAGGAGCTTATCCTTTTCGGGCCCTGCGGTTTCATATGCCTTCAATCGAATGCGGACTGAATCCGCTTCCAGGTTTTGGATATCCAACTCCATCTGACGCGCTTCGGCCAGCATCTTTCGGATGGAAAGTCCGTTCAGCTCATCATTCATTTCATGAGTGAATATACCTTTCCCCTCAAGGTGCTGGTCCATCTTGTCCAGCAGTTCCATCTCGCGCTGATTCAGAGCCTCCAAGGATTCCACCGGGTTGGAGGATAAAAGCTCTTCCCTTTGAGAAAGAAGGTCGTCACGCTCTTGTTTCAACTCTTCTTGGGTTTCCCGTAGGACGCTCTTTGCTTCTTCATCCGTACTTTCATTGATTTGCTTGCCAAGACGGGCAATTTCACCACGAACCTCACGCAGCTCACTGTCAAGACTGGTATTAAGCAATCCTTTAAAAGTGGAACGTATAGCATCAAAGAGGCGACGCGTTCCCTCATCCACAGAAATTGCCTTGGATACACCGCGCTGATCCTGGGTGACCATCTTAGTTTTGATAAGCTCGTTCATATCATTTACAATGGCATTATACTGGGCATTGTTGATAAGGTATTCTATCTTCCTTAAACATTGATCCAGTTCCTTCTCTGAGGTTGCCTTATAGGCAAGATCTACAATGTTACGAATCCCTTGCGCTCCCAAATACTCACCAGCCTCCTTATTAAGTTTTTCGTGGAGGAACTTTACCACCTTGTCGCGCTTAGACACAAAGAGCAAATCTTTATTCCTTGAACTTCTTTTTAAGAGCTCAATCTCATTACGCAAATCACCGATTGTTTCCGCTCTCCCGTAAGTGAGTTCCTTCTTTATAGTTTTCAAATCGCGACCTTCTTTTCTCCACGCCTTCATCCTTTTCTTATATTCCTCGGGGGAGATGACACCTGGAACGGGCTGGCGCTCCTTCCATTCATCTATGCGCATGGATATTTCAGCTAAACGACTGAAATAATCGTTTACCTTATCCGTATACTGAGCATCCGTCTCGTTTTCAAGACGCTCTGGCTTTCGCTTGGTTCTATCCTTCAACTTCTTTGCTTCTTCCTTTTGATAGTCACCATAATCCTTTAAACGCCTGTAATATTCCTCCAGACTCTCGCCCGCCCGCTTTTCGGGGCGGCGAAGGGAAAGGCGCAGCGTGGAACCGTAGCCAGCGTATGGGTCTGCTACATCATGCGTGTCGTAACGGGAGAGGAATCGATTCCAACTCTTCTTCTCAGCGTCTGTCAGAGGTTGCGCGTTCACAAACTCCTCCACCTGTTTGGAGTCGAGTAAGCTGAAAGCACCCTTCCCAAGGCGGTCAAGCACCTCCTTTGGGTTGGTATCCAGATGCACGTCACCCTCCGGGCCGACACTCACCTCCACGGGGAAACGCTTGCCGTTATCTCCCAGCATGACAAGTATCGTCCTCTCACCCTTGTCTGTAAATACCGCCGCAGGGTAGTCCAAAGCCTCCTTCAGGCCGTTGATAACCTTGGCATCATGCCCAGATTGCTGCAGCATGTGGGCGGCTTCCTTTCCGTCCAGCCACAGATGGGTCTTCTTCAGATGCGGTCTTAAGACTCCTTCCGCTCGGCCAAGATTGACTCTTGTCTCTTGCGTGTAGTCTCGTCTGGCTCCGGATTCCCGTCCCAATATTCCGGCTCGGTCTGAATCCGTGCGTACATCTTCACCGCTCCCCGCTTGAGGTCTTCTGC